AGAAAAGATGTAATAATCAATTTTATTATAAATAATAGGAACCATTCGGTTGGTGGAAAATTATCTATTAAATTTTACAACCGATGGTTCTTCACCAAAAGTGAAATCATGTTTTGATAAATTTACATATCGTTGGATTAACTTACAATTAACATCAATGATAGATTTACCAAATCCACCAGCGTTAATAGTTTGATTGTCCATTTCCACTAATTCATATTTCAGTCTACGCAAGTTCTCCATTTCTGGAATTAATTCTTTTATTTGAATCTCAACTGCGTTTCTCAATATTTCCTTATTGTTCTGTTTTTCATATTCTTCTAATAATTTATTTACTGTTTCCATTAATTTATAAACATCATTTTCTTTCTTTATAATTAATTCTTTACGCATTGGGTCATTATGTAATTCAATGTTCTTCTCGTATAATTGTTTGTACATACCACTTGTAAAATTATATTCTTCTAATTCTTTTTTGAAGTTAGCAATGGATTTTTTTTCATCCGCATAATTGAATAAAATATCCAATTTACGTGATATAATTTTTTCTTTCAAATCTTCAATTTCTTCTTTGAATAAATACAATATATTATCATGACTCGAAAAATCACCACGTAGCAGTTTTATGTTTAAATTGCATTTTGTTTGAACGTTTGCATCTCCACATATTGCGGTATATTCTCCTTTTTTAATGGAAAAAATAGTACCTACTGGACGTTTACAATTAATACATAATGGTTTTACTTGTTGGGCCAATTTACGTGCAGTATTTTTTCCTTTCATATTTTTTTTCGATTCATATACTTCTTCGCGTTTTTCATGAAGTGTATATTCATAGTAATTCTTTAATTTCAAAAATATGTTTACGCTTTCAATAAAAGTCTTTTTATTTTCAATTATTGGTTCTCTTTCTACTAAATGCATTTCTCGATAAGTAATTTCGCTAAATGGGTTCTCTTCCATTTTTAAATCGACCAATGATTTAGGAACATTTTCAATTATAACATTTGAATTATGGGATATATGCAAAACACGTATTTTGTTATTTTCTAACAAATTTAATTTTTTCAAATTATTATTTTCAATATACAATTCTTCTAAATTTGGTGGAAGGTTCTCTACTTCCACAATTTTGTTATGCGAAATATTAATTTTATATAACTTGTTTAATCCTTTGAAATCTACATTGGTCAAATAATTGTACTGAAAATCAATTTCAAGAATATCATGTGGTAAATTTTCGATTTGTACCAATAAATTATTTGCACATTTGAGAACCTGTAATGTTTTTGGATAATTTACTATACCAGTTATTTCTCCTTCTCCTAAATCTAAATGTTTTATATTAGTAAATCCCATATCTTCAAAAACCGACAAATCTAATTCACCATGTAATGGTTCATCTATAATCAATTCGGTAATCGTTTTCTCATGGGTTTCTAATATATTTGTTAATTTTTCTTGCGCAGTATTGTTCTCGCGAATAATTGTTTCTCTTTTATCTTGAATAATATTCATTTCGTTGATATATACAATACCTCTACAAAGAATTTATACATTTACAAAGTATTTTCAAAAAATGTTCTCTATTGATATGGCGTATCTATTGCAGGGAGATTGGTAATATAGGACGATGATGCCCCAGAATTCATACCAACCCGTTCATTCTGATAGTAACGGATTTTAGACATAATAATTTCTTGTTCTCGTAACATCTTTTCATGTTTTTCTTGTGGCGTCAATTTACGTTTATAGCAATAATATAATGCACCACCTACGAATATAATAAAAAATACAAGAACCGCTACATTGAATAATGTAGTGTAGACTTTAATTCGTGTTGAATGACAATTTTGCAGCGTATTATGTAAATAGTATTTTATACCAGGGTCTATTAATTTTGGATTTTCCATTATACATAATAATTATGCAAAAAATAATTATTATGAACTTTTTTATTTTTTAAAAATACATCAAATACGCGAGAACTGCTAAATAACATAGAATTGCTAATAGAATAGCTACTACCCAAATTGGAACAACTGTTTTATGTCTATATCCTAAACCAAATGGACGGAAGCCACCTTCTTTATTATAGACAAATCCAGGTTTTAAATAATGGACAATGGAGAACAATACCAAAAATAGTAAAATAGCGAAATTGATTTTATGAATTCTTACAAATTGTTTTAAATTATACATTATGGTTATGATAGTTATAATATTTAGACAAAATATATTTGATTTTGAGAACTTATATTTTTCCTAAATATAGTGTAATAGGAATATATTTATATATATTATAGGATGAGTATGGACAATTACAAACTACTTACATCAGAAATGATTAGAAATAATTTGAATGTAGGTGATTTAATATATAATAAAAAAACTGGCGAAATTGCGAAAGTGTATCATGTTGGACACGGTAGAGTTATTTTAGAAGGTAATACAGAAGTACATCCAAATACCCATGGAAATAATTTCTATTTAGTTCCAACAAACCATAATCTTAGTGGTGGAAGAAAATCTAAAATGTCAAGAAAATCTAAAAAATCCAGAAAATCAAGAAAATCTAGAAAAGCAAGAAAATCAAGAAAAATGTAAAACCACTCAACCAATAATTTGTATAAACTCTATTGTTTATACAAATCGCGTCTAAGAATCATCACTGAAATCTTCTTCGACTTCATCCCCATAATAACCTTCATCCATATAATCTACACCGAAATGTCCAATACCATTTGCTTCGTTGTCATAAAATTCATCGATTTGTGCATTATCATACATGTCTAAATCTTCTACATCATATGTTTCTTCATTAAATTCACCTTCGCCATGAACATTTCCTTCCAAATCTTGTGCGAAACGTAACAAATTAGCTTCACGTTCTTGGTCATATGTTCCTTTATCATACATAAAAACACCCTTTTGTGTTCCTACGTTCCATCTACCTAATTTAAAATTCTTAATCATATCTTCGACTTTTCGCTCATCTTTTTCCATGTTCTCTAAATAATCGGTAATCGTTTTCTTTTCTTCTTCTTTCGACCTACGTACTTTGCGACTGATTTCATTGTATGAACGGTCCAATACTTTCTTATTCTTCATTTCAATATTCAAGAATGTATACAATAAATTGCAAACACGGTCTTTCAATTCCCGGGTATCTGCACGACGAATTTCCATTTGTATCAATTCAGCATTTGCATCACTTTCGTCAACATCTTCGTCTTGTACAACAGATGAAATATAATTCGATGTATTTTGCGATTCCTTAATATCATTTCGTTTAGTACGTTTCATTTCTTGGATATCCATATCCAATAGATTTGGGTCATTTACGCATTGGATATATTCATGTAATATAGAATACCAACAATAGACAAATAATAGATAGGTAGTCTTTTTATCGAATAATGAAAAATAAACATCACCATTTTTGAGAACAGGAGTTTCAACAGGAATATGTTGAATAAACATATTTAAATCAATTACACGCTGTTGTAATTTCATCAAAAATTGTGATAAGGATTTATCGCCCTTAAATTTATCCAAATCATTCATGTATTCATTTATATATCTATTTACATCACTTTCGTGATATGATGACAATCCCCAATGTTTTCCCCATACCGATGGTGTTATATTAATAGGGTCAACATTATTTATAATGACATTTGGATATATACTGGTAATTTGTTTCATAGAATTTTTAATGAAGTTTGTAATAGTATATAACTGTTCATCATAATATAAACCAGTATCTTTCATTTTAGCATCCGATTGCCATTCATGTATAGTTGTTAAGAATTCGTTTATTTTGGTTTTTTCATTAGAACTTATGTTGGATGCATAATTATTTAAAAATCGAGTTATTTCTAATAATAACGTATTGTTTGTAGTAGTCAAATACTTACGTAATCTATATACTTCTTTACTTTTTTCTCGCAAATCTTCCATGTTCTCTTTCATCATTTTTCTAGGAACATAGGATTCCAATACCTCTGTTAATAATTTACGTAATGGATATTCAATTAGTGTTGCAGATTCTGGGTTAGTTTCCATATGAATCAGTAAATCTTTCAAAATATTAATTTCGGAAACAATAGGTTTTTCTTCAATAACAACTGTATTACGTTTTTCTATAATATTCATTAAATTGTATAAATCATCTATTGTGTAGCGTTTTCCACGTCTTTTCAAATGGTCTATTTTTTCTTCCAATGACCAAAATGGGTTATATTCCGTTGGTTTTTCGCCACAAATTGCACGTAATTCTTCTGGAACTGGTGCATTTCGGTCAAATTTGCAATAATGAATAAACGCGGAATATATGTTGGATTCCAAATGACCTTCTGGTACTGGTGGATATACAATTCCGGTGAAAGTTGGATGATATAATATTGCAGCTTTGGATAATTCTTTTACATCTTTCAATAGTGAAATACATGATTTTGCACTTTGTATATAGTTCAATATCAATGGTTCATCTGCTGCAAAATACGCAATTGGATTCGATGATTTACTAGCTTCATTACAGCATGCGTTTTGTAAAAATGGTATTCGAGACGCGGTATGTAATAGTAGGTTTTTTTGATGAACCATTTTATTTACATTTTCAATAATACCAAAACTAAATGATTTAACCTTATTTTTGAGAACATTAATATGGTCATTTTGGTCCTTATGTCCTTTTCTTAACGTTTCCAATAAATCATTCTTGAAATCATTTGAAACATTTGACAAACCTTTTGTTACCGAAAAATCAATAATAGGTGGTAAGAAATGTTTCCATTTTTGTATATTATGTTCTGCCGGAATCACATCTTGTGGTTCTAATATTAAATATTCTTTTTTCTTAGTATATAATTCAACAACATCATTGCGTTTATTAAGATATTTATCAAATACATCCATCATACGTTGTTCTAATGATTTTGGATTCAACTTTTGAATAGAATACCAAGGATTTGTTTGAATCGTGTTATCACTTTGTTTTTGTTTTATTTTCATAGAGTCTAATACGCATGCAATATATTGAATACCTGTTTTATCTTCTATACCACCATTTAATGGATAACCATCAAAAGAACGAACACATCCAGGATATGTTTTACGTACTCGTATGGATGGTATAGCACATTGTATACCAACTAAAATTACGCATGCAACAATGGTAATAATAGATTGGTTTTTATAAATAGGAAAGGGTGCGCTTGTTTTTCCTTTATCTTTCAGTAATTTTTCGGTTTTTTTGACATATGTTTTTTCTTCTAAAACAATATCCTTGTTATGAATCATTTCCAAGGATGTTCTCAAAACAAATTCTTCAATCAATTCAGTATTAATAGAAAGATTGGAACATATTGCTACAAATACATTGTATACTGTTTGGTCAGTTTCATCATCAAAAACTCGCTTCTTTTTAGATAATACTTCGGAAATAACACTTCCTAAATCTTTTTCTAAAATACTATGTGTATTTATTTTGAAACCAGCGTCATCATATCCTTCTTCGCTACTAAAATCCAATTTACGTATTACATATCCACTACATTTATCTACAATGGCATCGCCCTCATCACGTCCATATTCTCTACATAATTCATCTTGTTTCTCTTGATAATTACCCATGATAAATGCCATTGCTAACTCATAGACAAACATTGGAACTAATTTCGTATTGGTTTCTTTACAATATAACCAACGAGCTTCTTCTTTTAATTCTTGAACCATTGGTTCTCTGCAATATTCTTGTACAAATCGTATTATATCATCTTGTTTCTTAATGAAATCATCTTGTGACAAAATCAAATCAAATAATTTTGCATGGGGGGAAACAATAATATCTTCTGTTACATTTTGACGTCCTAATTCATATGCCAAATAATTTGCTTTGTATAATTGAACCTCTTTCAGCCGCAATGAATTTTTGATTTGTTTCATTGATTTTTCAATTGCAGCATTCAATTCTTTTTCCATTTCTTCAACTGTTACACTAAATCGTTTATCCAATTCCTCTGTAAAAACACTATTTTGGCGATTAAATTTGAATCTGGCTTCGCTTTGTTCAATTGATTCACATTGTTGATTATTGGTATTTTTTAAACAAGATTGTTGAATATTGCAAAACAATGTTTGTGTATCAATAAAAGCATTATCATCAATAGTATCATCTCTTACCCAATGATTTTTAATACGTTTATAGTATTGGACTTTTAAACGAGCATTTGCCTCGGATTCGATTTCCTCTTTTTCTTTATCCGATAATTTGGATTCGTCAATATTACTAGGTAATTGAGGACGTAATTCCAATATAGCATATTCTCCATCATTCACTTCTTTTTTACCAGAAATAAGTGTGGCTGCCATTTCTTTTGCAGAACTAGGAGGACAATCGTGTTTTTGTATTAAATTTTCAGCCAAAAAATCAACAAACAGCTCAGATACCATAGACTTTTGCTTACCTTCATATTTCTTAAAAATATAATAAGGTGTATCATCTAAATCTTTATCATAGTAAATTGCCCCGGAATTGTTATCCTTCTGTAATTCACTAATGGATTTATATTTTTTTGCTAAAAATCTGCGAGAGCAATCTTTTGGTTTTATTTTTTCATTTTCGCTCATATCTTCTAAATTTGGTTTTTGCAATGCATCTAATAGTTTATTTGGGGTGATTAATGTAAGTAATATTCTTGACAATAAATTAGAGAACAATACGCCATTATCTACTTGAATAATATGTAATAACAGCTCAGTAGTAGATTGTTCTTTCAAGTCATCGGGTTTGATTTTATATGCATCTGCAAACATTTCCAAATAATCTTTCTTTTCGGAGAACATATGTTCTATTTTATTGGTAACTGGATGCGTATTAAATCTCGCATTTTGTATTTTATTGAATTCTTGCGATTTTTGATTCAATGTTGTTTTATAGGTTTTTATTTTTTCTTTAATAAAATATCGAATTTCATTGTATTGTTGATATGTGATGTCTTCACTATATATCATAAATGGTTCAAGTGCATTCACTACGTCTACGAATGAAAGTTTGTCATTAATATTTTTCTTAATCAAACGGAATAATATTCTTGTTTTAGGAATAATAGAATTTAGAAATTTATTAAATTTATCATATTCATCATTCAATTCATCGTCTAATGAGAACTCGGTAATTTTTTCTAAAAATTCAATATTATCATTTGCAGGATTCTTTTTATTGTCATCGTCAACATATTTTATTTCTTTATCCAAATCGTCTATAACATGACTGTCAATACTTACATTCTTATTTAACAAACGAGATAATTGAAGATAATGTTGACTTTTCTGTGATTTAGTAAGTATGTTTGACCCTGGTAAATCAATTTGTGAGAATTCCATAATAGGAACTGGTAATGTAATAACTGATTTAAGGGATAATTTATCACTTGGCATGAATGGCTTTCTTATATAGACGGTTTTACCATGTTTTTTGTCCACCGAGTCAATTTTGGATAAACCTACATTGAATCGTTGTAATGGTGTCTGATTTAAATTTTTCCTTCTAATATTATCAACAACTGCTTCTATGTCAGAATGAACAACTTGTTCTCGTGCAATTACATTATCACTCTCAAATGGAGCTAAAAACGGTTTAGTATATTCAGATAATGTTGAGTACATATGTTCATATTTTGAAACATCTCCTTGCATTTCATTTTTATAATATTGTGAAATAACACCTTCTTGTTCGCGTAAATCGTCTGCTGTGTTCAAAAACATCCAGGTACTATTATTTGCATTATTATCTTCCATATCTATCTCTTTGGTATTATCATAATATAATTTTTTGCGAAATTTCACTACCGGTAATAACCATTGTATTTTTTTATTGAATTTTTCAATAACATTCACCAAAGGTTTGTAATCAGACCCTTTTATTTTAATATCACTTACATTTCCGTTATCATCAAATTTAGAAAAACGTTCGCGTAACTCTTTGAATCTGCCAATAACAAAATGTACATTATCCATAACGTCTTTGGTACGTTTATGATTTGGAATAGTAGATAATAATTCGTCCATTAAATCATTCACTTGGGCATCAATTGTATAACGTTTTTTGCTTTCAGGAACTTCTACTTCAAGTGTAACTTCTTCTACTTCATCATTATCAAAAATATCATTCGCATCAATATACATATTATGTAATACATCGCGGATATTTTCATCAGGGGATACAGACGATGGAATAGAAATAATGGATTCACCAGTTTCAGTAAATTCAATGGACGCATCTTCGCGCTGAGGAAATTCACAAGATGTTTCGCAAGATGGTTCTAAATTATTAAATGAACCTACTTTTTCCATTACTGCTGGTTTTGGACGTAAAACAATTTGTTCAATAGGTAATTCTTCTGGAATACCTTGGTATTTGAAATCAATATAAATCACTCTCATTCCAGGAAAAGTTGTGATTTCAATCATATCTTCTTCCAAATTTGTAATTTCACCAGTGATAATGGAAGGAATTTCGCCTCCAAAATGAATATCAATCCATTTATTTGTAACTAAACCATTTTGTCTGGCATATCCTTTTTCTTCACTTCTGTCTAGTAATAAAATTTGCGTAATAGATTCATCTGTAAATGCTCCGTCTAAATCAATGTACAAAACGTGTTTTAAGAAAGTAGATACGTTAACTAAATTGATTTTTTGTGAGTCAATATAATTAATGATGAAGGTTTGTTCATGAATATCGGCGTTTGTAGGCGCCAGTATTTGAATAATATCTCTTAATTCCAATGAAATACCATTGTTTTCAACAATATCGGAGTCAAGTTCAGTATAAGTATCTATTTTTTCAATTTCTTCCGACATTTACTATGATAATGTTATATATATAACGTCTAAATTATAATTTGCGAGAAATTATTTTTGTTTTTGTTTGAAAAAAATACATAAAAATAAAATAATTAAAGATTGTTCTTGTATATAAATACAAACCATGAATGATACTATATGCAGAAATATAAATGCATTGGAGCCAGATAAAGTATCAACTATAATAAATAAAAAAATATATTACAATGCAAATATGGGATATACAATAATGAATTATACGAAGGATTTTATATGTTTTGATGATTATGAAACAGCAAAATACAGGTCTGTTATTTTTTCAAATCCTCAAAACAAATTGTTATGTTTTTCTCCACCTAAATCTATTAAATACGATATTTTTATGGAAGATTATCCATTTATTGATAAAAATATTTATGTAAATGAGATGATTGAAGGAGTGATGATAAATTTGTTTTATGATGAAAGAATACAAGGGTGGGAAATTGCAACAAAGGGTGCAATTGGTGGAAGTTATAAACATAAGAAATGCAATGATGGTGAAATATCTAAACAAAATTCATTTATAGAATTATTTATGGATGCATTACAATGTGATTCTACTATTAAACCTTTTAGTCAAAGATTAAACCAGAACAAAGTGATTGAAATTTTTCCAAAAGGGTATTGTTATAATTTTGTATTACAACATCCTAAAAATAAAATTATATTGAATATAGAAAATCCTAAATTATATTTAGTTGGGGTTTACAAAATCACCGAAAATACAG